AGTTTGAGTTTTGGTGAAGATTATTCTCAGGTTCATTAATATTTAAAATTAAAAAAATGAAAAAACAAAAAGTAAAAAAAGAAGCAAAAGAAGTACAAGAAGTACAAGAAGTACAAGAAGTACAAGAAGCAAAAGAAGTACAAGAAGAAAATTACCAAAGTGAGGAAAATAAAAAATTTAAAAAAGAATTGTGCAATGAAAATAGAATATCATTCAAATTTGTTATTTACTCCTTATCCATAATACAAATATTACTTTTAATTTGTAAGTTCTTAGGTTGTAATATTAGTGTTTGGATTACTTTACTACCTTTGATAATATTCTTTGGTTCTATTTTTATTACTATTGTAGGTTTAATTATACTATTTATAAGTTATAAAAGTTTTGATTTCTATGATTAAATATGAAAATAGATTTATTAAAAGATAAAGTTCAAAATGAAGCTATTAAAGCTATATTGAAAAATAAAGGTAGAGGTACTATATGTGCAGCTACTGGTGTCGGTAAATCCAGGATACCAATATTGTATATTAAGAACGATCCTAATATAAAAAATATAGCTTTAATAGTTCCTACTGAAATATTAAGAGATGTTGTTTGGGAAAAAGAATTTTCAGAATGGAATGAGAAAGAACTTTATAATACTCTTGATAGATATTGTTATGCTTCAATTAGCAATATAAAAGGTAAAAAATATGATTTAGTAATACTTGATGAATGTCATCATATTACATCTGAAAATTTTAGTTTCTTTCGTAATAATACTATTAAAGATATTATAGGTCTTACTGCAACATTTCCTAAAACTTTTCTTAAAAAAAATCTTTTGTTAAGTTTGAATTTAAAACCTGTTTATACAATTACTCTTACTGAAGCTACTGATAAAGATTTAGTATCAAAATTTAAAATAAAAGTGTTTTATACTAAATTAAATAATACTTCAAAAAATATAATGGCAGGTAATTCAAAAAAAAGATTTTATCAAACAGAATATTCTGCATATAAGTTTTTAGATTCTCAAATAAATAGATTGAAAAATATTGAAATATCAAATGATTTTCATTCTAATCAAAAAAGATTAAAGATGCTTCTTTTAAAAAGAGCAAGATTTATTTATAATTTGAAATCAAAAACAGAAGCTGCAAAATCTTTATTAAAAAAATTAGATAAAGAAGATAGAGTACTTATTTTTTGTGGAAGTATTAATCAAGCTGAAGAACTACATTATCAAACTTATCATTCAAAAACAAATAAAGATTTTTATAATCTATTTAAACAGGAAAAAATAAATTGGTTATCTTGTGTAAATAGTTTGAATGAAGGTGATAATATATCTAATCTTGATAAAGCTGTTATAGTACAATTAAATAGTAATGATTTAAATCTTATACAAAGAATTGGTAGAGTAATTCGTAAAAGACCAGATCATGAAGCTATAATATACATATTCTGTGCTAAAGATACACAAGATGAAGTATGGTTAAATAGAAATCTTGAAAGTTTTGATCCAAATATTATTGAGCATATAAATTTATTTTAAATGAATAGTGAAATAAGAAAAATATTAAAATCTTTCAAAATTGATTACAATGAAGGTGTATTGGTTCTTTTAGCTGTATATTATTATCTAAATAAACCTCTTCCAGATTATATTCCTAAAGATTTATATTTAAAAATACTTACAACAGGTATATTTGAAATTGATCAGAAGGGTAGTATAATCTGGAATGTACCTTTATTTGAAGAGCAAATTACTAATTTTGAATGGGTTAAAAATTTTAGAGAAGCTTTTAAAAAAAGAAATTCTGAAAGGGCAGGTAATTTAGAAAGCTGTATAAAAAGAATGAAAGAGTTTTTTTCTAAAAATCCTCATGTAAGAGTTGATGATGTAAAAGCTGCCACTCAAATGTATTTTAGAAGTGTAAAAGACCCTCAATACTTAATAACTTCGCATAAATTTATTTATGATGGTATAGGAAATAATAGAAATTCACATTTAGAAGAATGGCTTGAGAGATATTATGAAAGCTTACCTAAGGATGTTGATAAAAATACTATAACAAGAAAAATGCAATAATCATGAGTAATTTTGTAGAAGAGTTTAAGAAAGGAAAATCAGGTAAAAATAAAGGTTTACCATTAGGAAATGGTCTTTCTAAAATAACAAGAGCCATTAATGGTATTCAAAGAGGTATGATGTATGCTATAGCAAGTTCACCTAAAGTAGGTAATTTGGAATATTTTTGTATTTTTGTAGTCTAAAAAAATATTTTTATGATTACAAATAAGGTTATTGAAAGAAGAATCTATATTAGACAAGTAATAGTAGAATATTATTTGAAAAATGAAGATGTAACATTAAGAGAATTAGAGAGTATGTTTAACTGTAGTAGAAAAACTATTAGTAACATTTTAAAAGAAGAAGGCTTTAAAATTAGAAACAGATATCATGATATAAAACTAAAGTATGATTTTAAAGAAATAAATTCTGAAGAATCTGCTTATTGGTTAGGTTTTATATATGCTGATGGTACTATCTCTTATTCTCCTGATTCTAAAAAGAATAGATATTGTCTAGAACTTGGATTAAAGGAAAGCGATAGGAGTCATATAGAAAAGCTCAAAAATTTTATAGGCTCTAAGAGTAAAATTAATTTTAGAGAAAAGACAAAATCTTATAGAATATTAATTTCTTCAAAAGAGTTAGTGCTTAATATTCATAGTCTGGGGATAGTAAAAAATAAAACTTATAATAATAATTTTGAGGTTTTATGGAGTAATATTCCAGCTGAGTATAGAAGACATTTTATTAGAGGTTTTTTTGATGGTGATGGAAGTATAGCAAAGAATTTTGTTATCTCTTTTACCTCTAATTATCCTGCTGGAGTTTTAAAAATATTAAATGACACAGGTTATAATAAAACTTATAAAGTTTATGATAAACAAAAGACCTCAGCAAAAAACATTAAACTTTTGAAAGAAGAATCAATAAAAATGTTACATTTTATGTATGATAATTCAACAATATATCTTGGAAGAAAATATAAAAAATTCAAAGAGTTGCCGTCTTAAAAAGAAATTTTTAAGATTATAAATGGGCAAAAACGGTGAAGGCTGAGATGCTAATACCGTGCTAATTATAATAATGTAAAAGGTATTATAATAGTGTAACGCATAGTGGGTGAAGAAAATAATAATCCCACCAAGAGTGTCCATCATCTTAACAAGTAAAGTTGAAGATGAAAATATATGCTGAGCTTGTACGAAATGAAGTACAAGAACTATAGGATAAAAAGCCTATAGGATAACACAACTGAAGAGTACTTTTGTGAATTATGGTTTTGTTATACAACCTTATTTGTATGCTAAAGAAAAAAATATTGATATAAAATGGATATATTTTTCTTATGAAATGGATAGAGTATCTATGGAGTTTGACTTTGCATCTTATTTTCTTCTACATGACTTTAATATTACAGAGGTAAAACTACCAGATGGTATATCTTTTCAAGGTAAAAATATAATACCTATATCCTCTTCTTATCTTAAAGGTCAAATACAAGATGATTTTGGAAACACTATTATTGTAAATGAAAATATTGAAGATAAATTGAAAATAATCTACAAAGAAAGAATTATCCCTATATTTGGAGAATATGATTCTGAAGGTAGATTATTAAAAAGAGGTGTTATAGACTTTTATGAACAAAAAGAAAATCCTACAGGTATATATAAAAAGCTTTTTGATTTTGCAAAAGAAAGAGGTCAGTTTATAACTGAGAAATATATAGGTAAAGATGGGATTGAATATATAAAAATAATCAGTTATAAACCTAATAATCCAGAAGAATATGTAATTATCATTTTTGATACAATAAGAAAATTAAATAGAGAAAGAAATTTTACATTAAAAGAAAATGTTGATAAAATGATTTCATACTCTGTAGAAATAAGAAATCTTTGTAAATATACTTTCATTCCTATTATTCACTTAAACAGAAGTATGACAGATATTAATAGAATGAAGTATATGGGAGATTTACTATTTCCTGGACCAGAAGATGTAAAAGATACTGGCAATATATCTGAAGAGTGTAATCATTTATTTACTATGTTTAATCCTAATGATGAAAGATATAATCTTGATGTTCATTTTGGTTTAAAAATAAGAGATAGTAAAGGAAATGAATTATATCCTAATATGAGAACTATACATCTTGTAGAAAGCAGACATAGTGAATACCCTCAACATTTTAGAGTAGAAATGGATGGAAAACAAAAGAACTTTAAAGAGTTAAATATAACAAGTTAATTAATTATTTTTTAGAATGGCAAATTTAATAGCATTAATGGGTGCAAGTGGTTTTGGAAAAAGCACAAGTATTATTGAAAACAAGGAGTTTGGAATAAAAGGTTTACCTCCAGAAAAAACTTTTATAATTAATACAGCAGGTAAACCTCTTCCTGGTAAAGGTTCTATGAAACTTTATCCTACAGGTTTAAAACCTTCTGAAGGTGGAAGACATATTGAATTAAGTAACCCTTATCAAATTGCAGACTTAATAAGATATGTAGATTCATCTCTACCTAATATTGAATATCTTATATTAGAAGACATTGGTATGGTAATGGGTTTTAATGTTATGGATAATGCAAAAAATAAAGGTTATGATAAATGGACTTCTTTAGCTGTAGATTTTATGCAGATAATTAATGCAGCTAAAAGTATCAAAAGAAATAACCTAAATATTGTATTTTTCTTTCATACAGAAATGGGTAAAGATGATAGAATAAAAATAAAGACATCAGGTTCAATGATTGATAATAATATTTATCTTGATGGTTTATTTACTATTATTCTGGAAGCAGATATTATAAAAGAAGGTGATCAAGTAAGATTTGGTTTTAAGACAAGAAGTAATGGTACTTCTACCTGTAAAACACCAGTAGGAATGTTTGAATCAGATTTTATACCTAATGATTTAGGTTATGTTTTTGAAAAGATAACTGAATATTATTATGGAGAGTAAATAATATATCAATTAAAAATCAATTAAAAATTTAAAGTTAAAAATTAAAAATTAAGATTATGGCAGTTAAAATTTCTTTATCTACTTTGAAAAAACAAGTAGAAAATGGTATGAAGAAAAAACAGTTAGCAGAATTTTATGGTATTCCTGAAATTCAAGTAGCAAGATTACTTAAACAAGCTGGATTAAAGATTAGAAAATTTCATACTCCAGCTTTTGAGTTAATTGACGATGAAAATATACAAGATAATGTGGATGAATTAAAATCAGCAGAATCTTTAGAAAATATTGAAACTGTTAATGTACAAGAAATATTTAATGATATTGAGGATAATTCTAAAGAAGATCAAGCTCAAGTGATAATATCTGATCCTATATTATACAATGACATTACCAAAGAAGAAGATAATAATGAAAATGACGAAGAAGATTTAATATTAAAAGAACTCTTAAAATAATAAATATAAACAATTTAAAAATTAAAAATTATGTCAGAACAAAATTTATTTAGTGATTTTCTTAGTGATGAAGATAAATCTTTAAAAGGTGCAGGTGCAAGTTTAAAATTTGGTTTAAATACTGGTAAACTTGAAAAATTTGAATTTAATCCAAATTCTGGTAAAGATGGTGAACCTGCAAATGCAATAGATATTGTCATAAAAATAGGTGAAAGAGAAGTAAAACAGAAAATATTTGAGACTGTTAAAGTTTTTGGAAAAAATGGTGAAATAACCGATAAAGAAAGTCCTGAATATAAAAAAGCTTATACAGATGATGTAAAATTAAAGAAAGGTCTTCTAACACATTACATGAAAATCTTTCTACCAGAAGATATTATTGCAGCTAAACTTAAAGAAGTTACAATAAAGAACTTTGTAGATTTGTTTAAGTTTGCACAAAGTGCTGTTGAAGCTGGAATTAAAAAAGCTGGTTATAATTTAGTAGATGTTTTTCTTCAATATCAATGGAGTATAAATCCTGGTCAGACAATGACTTATCTTGAAATACCTAAGAATTTGAAAGATGGAGGTTTTATTTGTAAAGCTATAGAACCAGTTGGGGAATGGAAAGAAGTTACTGATAATGAAGGTTTACATTATGAAGATGAAATTGGTAATATACACAAGTTCAAAAGAGATAGAAATTATCTTAAGACACCTAAAGCTATTCAGCAAAAGTCTATAGAAGAACCTTTAACTATACCTTCAACAAGTACAAGTTCAACTACAACTTGGTAAAACTATTTTATGGATTATTCTTTATCTGATAATATTGAAGTAACAGGATATATTGATAAGAAATATATTTTGTCTAATTTCAAAGAAGAAGATATTTTTGAACTTGTTTTTGGTTTTAAACCTATAGAGTTTCAATATATAACTTCTCCATTTAGAGTAGATAATAATCCAGGTTGTTGGTTTGAGAGGAGTCTGCATAGTGATAAATTATTGTTTATTGACTATGCAGACCCTCTTTTTAATAAGCAAGATTGTTTTGATTGTGTTAAAAGATATTTTAAATTACCTAATTTTTATTCTACACTTTTATTTATAGAAAATAATTTAAACAATAAGAAACTTGTTAATAAGAATTATAACAAAGATAAAGTATCTTTTACACCTAAAGAAAAGAAGAAGATAGATATTTATATAAAACCAAGAAATTTTAATCAGGCTGATAAACTTACATGGTTTAAATACGGAATAACCAGAAAACATTTAATTGAAGATAAAGTAATACCTACAAGTAGATATGTATTAACCAATACTAAAAAAGGTGATATATCATTTAATGTTTATACTTGTTGTTATGCTTTTTGTGAATTTGATGATAACAGGAAAAAATTGTATTTTCCTTATAGAAAAGGTAAAAGAAGATTTATTACTAATTGTAATCAAAATGATATTGGTGGATTAAAAACTTTACAAGATACAGAACAAGTAGTTATAACTAAAAGTTATAAAGATTGTAGAGTTCTTAGAAATCAAGGTGTTAATTGTATATGGTTTCAAAATGAAGGTATGTTACCAAGTAAAGAAATTTTAAAGTCTGTATTTAAAAATTTTATAGATATAGTTATCTTTTTTGATAATGATAATACTGGATTATTAGCTTCTGACAAAGCAGTTGTGTATATAAAAGAAGTTTTTCCAAATAAAAAAATCAGAAAAGTTTATTTTGATGAAAATCTTTTAAATGATAAAGTTAAAGATTCATCAGATGCTTATTTTTATAAAGGAAAAGATTTCTTAATAGATTTTTTAAAAACTAATAAAATATATGTTAGAGATTCATGAAAGTTGGTATTCTATAAAACAATATTTGTACAAAGAACCTTTAATAAAATTAAACAATGAAATTTTACCAAATATAAAATACTATCCTGACAGAAAAGATATATTTAATGTTTTCAAAACACCTTTAAATCAAATAAAGGTAGTGATACTTGGGCAAGACCCTTATCATACCCCTAACACAGCTATAGGTTATGCTTTTGCTGTTAATGAAAACAGTAAAATACCTCCAAGTTTGAGAATTATAAGAGAAGAATTAGATAATTCTTGTGAAAATACCTTATGGGGTAATCAATATCTTTTAAATAAAGATTTACCTATTTGGAAAACACTTCAGCATTGGTCAAATCAAGGAGTATTTTTATTGAATACAGCATTAACTGTTGAAGCGGGAAATCCAGGTAGTCATTTAGAATATTGGGAAAATTTTACTAAACATGTGATAAAGCTTATATCCTATTACAATCCAAGTATTTGGTTACTATGGGGTAAAAAAGCACAAAGTTATTCTTCTCAAATATTTAGTAATATAAATATTAAAGATTACAAAGATAATATAGAAGATATACCTAAAGGGAAAAATTATATTTTAGAAGCTCCTCATCCAGCAGCATCTTTATATGGAGGTAAAAATTCTTTTATAAGTTGTAATCACTTTAATATGGCAAATCAACTATTAAAACAAAATAATAAAAAACAAATAAAATGGTGAAATATGATTATAAATAATGTAAAATCTGATGTTGAAGTTATAGGAAATATAGAAAGAAATACAGTTATTATTGATCCTGATAATATAGATTTTATAATAAGTATTCTTTCAACTAATTTATATTCTTATCCTATTGATTCTTTTATTAGAGAGACTGTAAGTAATGCTGTAGATTCTCATAAGGAAGCTAATGTATCAGAACCTGTAATAATTGAATTAGGTTTAGATTTGAACAACTCTTATTATTGTCTCATAAGGGATACTGGAACTGGTATAAGTAAAGAGAGATTTGAAAGTATTTATAAAAAAATAGGTAGTTCTACTAAAAGAGATAGTGATGATTATATAGGAGCTTTTGGTATAGGAAGATTTTCCGCTTTATCAGTATCTGATACGGTATTTATAAATTCTTGTTATGAAGGTTACAAGTATTCTTATATAATGTACAAAGAAAATAACAAATTAAATATTGATATATTATCATCCTCACCTACAGAATTACCTAACGGTGTTGAAGTAAAAGTTAATATAGAATCTTCAAAAATCTATGATTTTGAGAGAGCTATTACAAGTCAATTATGTTATTTTGAAAATGTCTATTTTGAAACTAAGAATTTACCTTATGCTTATAGTTCAACAAAAGAAAGGGCAAAAGAGTTTAATAATCTTGTTATCAAAAGGTTTAAGTATTTTTCTGTAAACAATTTTAAAGATACCTCTGATATATCTCTTTTACTTGGGAAAGTAAGATACCCTTTAAGATTGTATGGACTAAACAAGAATTATCAGGATTACATTCAAAAATTACCTATATCTCTAAATTTTAATATAGGAGAATTATCTATTACCCCAAATAGAGAGGAGATAATTTATAATTCTACTACAATCAAGAAAATTGAAGATACTCTTGATTTAGCAATAGAAGAATTAAGAAGCTTAATACCAGATGATAATATAGATATTGATAATATTTTTGAATATTATAGTAAAATAAATAGTCCTCAAAAATATACAATACTTGAAAACTCTGTAAAATCTGTCATTATTGATATTTCTAAGTTAAAACCTATAAAATATACTTTTAAAGGAAAAACTTACAGTAAAGATTTATTTAATGATACATTTAAGTTTTTATATAATAGAGACTTTGTAATAAGTAATTATAAATACAATGGCTCTATTACAGGTAGTATTAATTCTTTTAGTATATCTTCAATATTGTCTGGAAGTAAAAGAGTTTTATTATGCGATATAGCAAGTTTGAAAAATATAACTAAAGATTATATTAGAGCTACACAAGTATCTATAACTTATTTTGTAAAACCTAAAGATAATAAAGCTATTCTTAAAGAATATAAATCTTTGAAGAAAATGTATGTATCAAATAATTATGGGAATAGTATATATTTTAAAGATGTATTTAAAAATCTTTTAGAGTGTTTGACAAATCATCTTAAAAATACATACATAAATAATTCTTCTCCTACAAAACAGTTTATTGAAGAAAGAAAGAATAAAAGATTAAGTACAAAAACTTTTACAAAAAGAGAATTAGGAGAGTTAACTATTTATGAAATTACCAAATCCCTTAAATATGGATATGGTATAAATGGTTTTATTGAAAAAGCGAAATCTATTACTTTAGAACCTAAGAAAAATAAATGTTTATTCATCTATTCTACAAAAAAAGATCATAAAGCATTATACAATTTATGTGCAACTTTACATTATAGTAAACCTAAAATTACTTTTTGTAGAATAAATTCTTTAAAAGAGAAATTTATAAAAGATAATCCTTATTTTATTAATATAGAAGATATTTTTAAAATGAAACATAAAATTTTAAAAGATGTAATTACAAGTTTATACATACAAGATAAAATACCTCAAATTAATGATTCTAATTTACATTATATATTTAAAGATGTATCTGAAAAATATTATAAAGAATTGAAGTATATAATTGATTTTGTAAATAAGAATTATAGTAGAATTTATAATACAAATGTTAAAGATTTCAAAATTAGCCTATTAAAATATGGTATAGAAAATAATTTATTTAATCTTGAAGTTAAAGCAAGATTTGAATTGTTATACCCTATACTTAAAAAATGTATTTTTCTTAAAGATTTATCAACAACTTATGTAGAACAACATTTTATTACAGATTATTTACTTGCAAGAAAAATATTAAGACCTGATTTAAAAGCAGTAAAAGATGCTAAGAGTTTTATAAATAATTATTTAACAAAAAAAGATTAAATTATGAATGTTATTAAAGTAGGTAACACGTTAACTGTAGTGTTAGACAATGGTAGAACATTAAGTAAATCAAATTGTGATAATGATACCATAGATGAAATTTTAAATGCTGTAAAAAATGAAGATGAAGAAGCTTTGGTTTCTATCTTTGAACCAAGACTACTTGAAGTTATTGAAAAATATAAAGTATTTGAAGATTTTGAAGAGAATGTAAAAAAATCTAAATACCTTACATTTAAAGGTCAAAGTGTTTATATTGAAAGTATTTCAGAACTGTCTGTACCTATGGATTTTGTTAAAAGTTTCATACAAGCTGAGATAATAGATGATAATAAGGAGTTAGTTAATTCTTATCTTAACTTCTGGACATTATTAAGTTTAAATCCAGATAGTAGAGCAAGAACTAATTTATTTTGGTTTCTTCAAAAGAATGGTATGACGATAACAAAAAGTGGTTTATTTGTAGCTTATAGAAATGTATGTATAAAAAAAGAAGGTATTATTAATAATGAGCTTACAAAAATAATTTCAGATTCTTATATTAAGATTAAGAAAAATAAGAAATCTCCTTCTAATTATAATATTGTAGAATCTAATGGAAGTTACCTTTTAAGTAAGAAAGATAGTTTACTTGAAGATAATACAAGATTACTTGGGAATGTAAAGGAACTTTATGAAAAACTATCAGATTTTTCAGATAAAAATAAAACTGTATATACAGACAATTATACTAAAACTATGGAAATAACCATAGGTAAAATTGTAACTATAGATAGAGAACAATGTGATCCTGTTCAAGAAAATACTTGCAGTAGGGGGTTACACGTGGCAAGTAAAGATTGGTTATTGAATAATGGATCAGATTTTGGTAAAGTATCTTTAATGGTACTTGTAAATCCAGCTTCTGTTGTAGCAGTACCTCCTGGTGATAGTTATGGTAAAATGAGAGTTTGTGCATACTATCCAATAAAGATAATATCAATAGATGAATTATATGGAGATGACAATATCATCCCTGATGGATTTGAAGATGATTTCATTGGTAGTATAGAGATAGGTACAAAATATAATAATGATGAAAATCCTTATTTTATTGAGATACCTAATATCCCTGAAATATCTGAAGAAAATACTATTAAGAATATTGAAAGATTAAAAAACTTTAGAAAAACAGTGTTATAATGAAAGAAGATTTTGAAAAAAGTAAAAGAAGTCTTGGTATAAAGAATAAGAGAAAAGGTTCTGATGCTGAAAGATTCTATGTTAATGTTTTCAAAGAACTTGGTTATAAACATTGTGTTACTTCAAGGTTAGGTAGTAAATTACATGATAATGCTGGTGTAGATATTATTAATATACCATTTAATATTCAAATAAAAGCTGGTAAACAAGCAAAATTAAGTCCTGGAAAAGTGTTACTTAACATGGAATCTCAAATAAAAAGTTTATTTCCAGAAGATGATAAGATACATACTTATCCTTTATTAGTAATACATAGATTACATGCTTTTAAAAAAAACTATATTGAAGATGTTGTTTATATGTCTTTTGATCAATTCAGTGATTTTGTAAAGTTATATGGTAAAATTGATTACTTATTTATGAAAAAAAGAAATCATAAAACAACATCTAAATTTGGTCATATTGTAGCTGTAGATTTTAATGAACTTGTAAAGAAAGGAGTCTTTGAATGTTAATATATTCAACAAAAGGTGAAATAGAAGCTTATTATAATAGTCCAAATCTAAATCAAAGTCAACTAAAGAAACTTTTAATTGACTTAGATTTCTTTTTATCAACTAAAGAACCAGAACTTTATTTTGAAGAAAAAGAAAGTCTTACTATAGGTTCTTTGGTAGATTTTTTAATAACAAGACCTTCAGAGGAACTAACAGATACTTATTATATTTCAGGGATTCAAAGTAAACCTTCAGATGTTGTGATGAGTATAATTAATAATTTTGTTGATATCCTGTTTGAAAAAAATATAGAGATAAAAGATATAGATGATGAGACCTATTCTGATATGCTTTTTGAAATAATAGAAAATCATAATTATTGTAAAACATACAGTAGAGAAGTGAGGTTAAAGAAAATATATGCTGAAAAAGATTATTTTGTAGATGTTGTAAATTCAAGAGGTAAAAAAATAATTTCTGTAGAAGAATATTTTACTGCTTCAAAAATATCTGAGAATATTAAAGATTTATCATTAATAAAAAAATGTTTTGAAGATTTTGCAGAAAATCCAGATGTACTTGTTTTCTTGCAAAAACCTATCTATTTTACATTTGAAGATATACCATGTAAATCTTTACCAGATATAATAATTTATGATACTAAAACAAAAAGTATTATCATTATAGATATTAAGACAACTTATGGAAAGACTTTAGATTTTTTAATACCAATAAAAAAATATCGTTATGATATTCAAATGGCTTGGTATCATGAAGCTTGTAAAGTAGAGTTTAAAACAGATAAAATAAAATGTTTATTTGCAGTTGAATCTACTACAAAACAAGGTAATGCAATACTTTTAAGTATAGACCAAGACTTAATAAATTGTGGATTAAAAGGTTTAAATGAGGTTTATTATGAGGGTATGTTATTAAGGAGAGAACAAAAAGGTATTATTCAACTTATAGATTTATATAAATATTACGAGAAAAACTCTTTTAAAGAAGAGAAAATAATTCTTGAATCTTCTCCTTATAAACTGCTGAAAGTTGGACTTAATAAAATTTATTAATAATGAAAATTAGAATAGGAGAAGTATATGAAAATAAAACTAAAATATTTCTTGTACCTGGTTTAAAACACTATGGTAATTCTTTTATAGAAAGATTTAGCTTTGACTTTTTTAAGTTAGGTTATGGTATAAAAGATAATCTATTTAATAATAATGAATTGCTTGAAGGTAAAAAACCTATATTTATTATGATAGATAGATTAGTAAAACCTCAAACAACCTTAAGAGCTTTAGAATGGTTAAAGACAAAAGATTTTTTTATAACAGATTATGTATCTGATTTAGCTATACCTCCAAGAAAGCATATTATAATTTTGGATTACCCTTATGAATTAAAAGAAACTTATGATAATTTTCTAAAAGGTTATTACTCAAAGATGTATAATGAAGAACTTATTGAAAAGTTTTTTATTAAAGATAGTGAAGCATATAAGATATTAAAAAAGGATTTATCTTATGTTGATTCATTTATAAGTAAAATAGAAAAAGTTTTTGATGTTAGAATAACTGAAAAAGAAAAATATTTTGATTCTGAATTAGAGTTCCCTTATAATATGAATAAAGAGAGTTTAAAAGAAGAAATCTTTAATATTTAAATAATAGCTGTCCTATCGGCTTGACGGGGTTTATAAATTTTTAAAATATGAGAATAAAACCTGCAGATATAGTAATTGATAATAAAACTGGTGATTTATATAAAGTAAAATCTATCATAACAAGAAATAATAATAAACCTGTATTAGAATTTCTAAATATAAAAGGAGAATATCTTATAGATAATTACAGTTTATTTACATCAGAATATACACCAGAAAATATTACTAAATTGAACAAAAATGAAGTTTTTGTATTTGGAAGTAACACTGAAGGTAAACATGAGAAAGGTGCAGCAAAGATAGCTTTAGAAAAATTTGGTGCTAAACTTGGTCAAAGTGAAGGATTACAAGGACAAAGTTATGGTATTATTACTGTAGATTTAAGTATTGTAGAAAAATACCCACTTGAAAAAATCTATGAAGGCATCTTAAGATTTTTAAAATTTGCAACAACATTTAAGCAATATAAATTTTATGTTACTAAGATTGGAAGTTCTATAGCTGGACATTCAATAGAAGATATTGCAGAGCAGTTTAAAAGAGCTTCTGTGGCAATAGATATTCCAAACAATGTAATTTTACCAAAAGAATATGAATGTAGATACAGAATTAAGGGACTATAAGAATAGTCTGATTAATATAGGAGATAAAATTTTAATGGCTCAAAGAAAAAATTTTTTAGTAGAAAGAATTTATCTTGGTGCTACAGAAAAGAGTTTTGTTTTTAGTGATTATAATTTTAATAAAGATAAAAATAAAGAGTATAAGGAAGTATCTTTATGGTATGA